CGTCCGATCATCGGCGGATTCTTCTCATGAACGGCGCAAGGAATACGACCGGAAACGGCAAGCAGAAATCCGCCGATTAAAACGACTATCAGAAAAAACGCCTCTTATACTTACTTCCTCTTCTAAAGAATCTATCCAAGATAAGGAAGAAAGTAAGAAAGAAAGACGCGCGCGCGAGAAAAAACGGCTCGGCCCGTTGCCTGAAAATTGGCAGCCGCCCGATATCGCCTACACCCTCGCGGCGGATAGCGGCACCACGGTGCCCATCGTCGAAGCGATCTTCCGGGATTACCTGAAATCGAGCGGAAAATTATACGCGGATCACAACGCCGCGTTCTGCAATTTCGTTCGAAATCAAAGCAAATTCAATGGGAACCATGGTGGGAAAGCCAATGGAAAAGCCAAGATCGGGATCATTCAAGCCGTTGGCGATCTCCGCCGAAAGCTTGCCAGCTTCGATGGGCCATCAAGAGAACCTGACGAGCTACGCGGCGCAGAGGGCGGAACTCCTGTTCGGTTGCTATCGCACGGGTGACGCGAACGATCCCGAAACTTACGTGGCGGCGATTACGGCAATCCTGGCGCGCTATCCCGAGGAGGCAATTACGGCCGTAACGCATCCGGCGACCGGCCTTCCTTCCAAGAAAAGCTGGCTCCCGACGGTCAAGGAAGTATTCGACGCCTGCGAGGAGTCTGTGGAGTTTGCCAGACAGCACGAGGCCCGGCTGAAGCGCATTCGGGAACAGCTTGAAATGCGCGAGCGCATGGAACGTGGCGAGCATCCAACCATGGAACAGCTCAAGGAAAAATATGGGGAAAATTGGGGCCTTGACACCAAGGAAAGCGCGAAAATAGGAGCGTTCAATCTACCCACTCCGACATGGGATGAAATTGTCGAAAACTATTCGGCCGATCCATCGCGAATAGCCGCTCTCATGAGGGGAAATTAAGTGGTCTTTCAAACATATAATCCAAGGCTGTCCGATACATGGACGGAAGAACGGATAATCCTTTTACTCAAACTCGACGCGGAAAACAAATTGAGCAGATCGCAAATAGCGAATGAAATGCACCGACAGACGGGAAGCGCATTCTCCCGCAATGCGATTATCGGCAAGCTTGCCAGATTGGGAGTGCCCAGAAAACAACGGCCGGAAATCAATATGATCCTGGTCCGCGTCCGCAACGCCAGACCCAAGACGATCTCAGGCCCTCCAAAACCATTACCGCAGCCCGCCATCATCTTGCAGACCTCGCTGATGCTTTCAATGGATGACCTGACTCCAACTACCTGCCGTTACCCCACGAGTCCCAGCGGGCTTCCTATCGCGTTCTGCGGGCACGAGATTGCGAGGAGCAGCTATTGCGCGGCGCATTACCGGATATGTTATAATTCCCCGCGTGACCCACGGCCGGACGCTTCAATCCGAATGAAGATCATGAATGCCAGACGATACCGGGAAGAACTGCTCAAGAAAGTCCTCAAACCAGCCTGCGAGGCAGCATGAGCGAGATGGTTGAACGAGTTGCTATGATAATTGGAGGCGACAGACAAAAGGCCCGCGCCGTTATTGAAGCCATGCGGGAACCGACCCGAGCAATGGTTGAAGCCGCAAATTCGGAGCAATTCGAAGAGGTCTGGAAAGAGATGATTGACGAGGCTCTGAAGGAAACCCCATGAGCGACCCTTTCATCGAAGCGGCGCAAAGCCTGATCGTTCGTCTAGCAGCTCCGGCGCAATATCATTCGGTCTGGATCAAGGCCGAAGTGAACGAGGATGGCGAGATGAAGAAATCGCTATGCGTTTCGATCCGTCCCGGACAAATAAACAAGATCAAGGTTCCTGACGAGCATCTGGGAATTCCCGTGGTGCAGGTGCCTTGGCCGAAGGGGAGTTAAGTGGCCGCCCGAGTTAGAAAAATTCGCCACGACGAAAACACCCGGCAAAAAATCCGGGTGGCCAAGTATTTGAACATTCTGGACGAATGCGCGGACGGCAAGCGCAAGCTCGACAACAGCCAGATCAAGTCAATCGAGATACTGCTGGCCAAATCCCTCCCCAGCCTCCAATCAGTTGAAATTTCCGGTGAGATAACAACGAGTAAGGTCATTCGTACACCAACGATATCCACAGACAACGCCTCATGGCTGCAACAGCATGGAGAACCAAATGCCTCTGAAAAAATCCACTAGCAAGAAAGCCTTCAAGACCAACATCAAGCGCGAGATCGCAGCCGGCAAGCCTCAACGTCAGGCGGTTGCGATTGCGTATGCGGTCAAGCGGGAAGCGGGCAGCCGGAAGAAGTCATGACAATTGAACGTGGCGTTCCACGGTATTTTTTCTGGGCTCGTCGAGAACATGCTTTTTTATTAAGGTGTGAAGGACTCAAAATATCAGAAATTGCTAGGAGAATGGGCATCAGTCCCGCGCGGGTTGGAGGCTTGTTAGTGGAGTTTTCTTCTGCTTTGCAGCAAGCGACAAGAAATGTGCGATGGGTACACCAAAACAGGAAATAATCTGGGATGCCCAGCCCAAGCAAGCCGCCTTCATCTCATGCCCTGTTGACGATGTAGCCTTCGGAGGAGCTAGGGGAGGGGGCAAGTCAGATGCGGTAATAGGCGATTGGGCCAGCCACGAGGACTTATACCACGAGCACGCAATCGGCCTGACGCTAAGACGGGAGCGTACCCAGCTTCTAGAGCTGATCGAGCGCGCCAAGCAAATCCTGATCCCGATAGGCCACAAATGGCACGACCAGGACAAGTATTTCAGGGGACCGAACGGGGGACGACTACGGTTTGCCTATCTGGAGAACGACAGCGATGCCGATGCTTACCAGGGCCATGGTTACAGCCGTATCTATATCGAGGAGGTAGGCACGTTCCCGGCCGAAAGTCCGGTCGCAAAGCTGATGGCAACGCTACGCTCAGGTCATGGTGTCCCATGTCAGATGAAATCGACCTGCAACCCCGGCGGTCCCGGCCATCAATGGGTCAAGGCCAGATACCGACTGGACACCAACCCCGGCGGCATGGAAATCTACAAGTTCGAGTTTGTGAACCCCTTCACAAAGAAGAAGATTGAAAAGACTCGCGTTTTCATCCCGTCCAAGGTTGTGGATAACAAATATCTTGGGGATGATTATGTGGCGAACCTGTTTCAGGTCGGTTCGGAGAACCTGGTCAAGGCGTGGCTGACCGGCGACTGGTCGGTGATCGAGGGCGCTTTCTTTCCTGAATGGAGCACGGAAAAGCATGTTATTCGGCCTTTTGAGATTCCAGCGAATTGGACGCGGTTTCGCAGTGGTGATTGGGGATCGGCCAAGCCGTTCAGCATCGGTTGGTGGGCCGTCGTTGGCGACGATTATAATAATGGCGAGAGAGTCTTACCGCGCGGCGCACTTATCCGATACCGCGAATGGTATGGCGCTAGTTCTCCCAACATTGGTCTCAAGCTCCCCGCTGAAGAAGTAGCAGAAGGAATAGTTTCACGTGAAACCAATGAGCCCAGAGATATCGAGGGAAATCCTGCGATTACTTACGGCGTGCTGGACCCGGCGGCCTTCGCCTCTGACGGCGGACCTTCAATCGCTGAACGCATGGCTGGACGGGGAATTTTTTTCAGACGAGCTGACAATGCTAGAGTTTCTGCCCGAGGGGCGCTTGGCGGTTGGGACCAGCTTCGTTCGCGTCTTTTAGGGGACGGCGAGCGCCCCGGAATCTATTTCTTCTCCACCTGCCGGGACGCCATAAGAACGCTCCCCGCCCTCCAGCACGACACCACCAAGCCCGAAGATGTGGATACCGAATCCGAGGACCATGCCCCGGATGAAATTCGTTATGCCTGCATGTCACGACCTTATGTGAAGCAGTTTATAGCTAGGCCCGAGCAAAAGCTTCTCGCGGTCGGTCCCGGCAACCAAGTCAGCCTTGACGATCTCTGGGAGGCCAAAGCGCCGCGCAAAAACCAGAGGGTCTGATGGCTGATGCAACACTGATGACCAACCCGGTCACGCCGGTTATAAACGGCGCGGCCCTCACGGCGGCAAATCCGATCCCGGTTACGACTATCGCGGTTGCCCCTTCGGGGGTGACGCCAATTGCCGGGAATGCCGCAGGCACTACGGGCGCGGTCGTCGGGACATTGACGGCGACCTCAACCACCACGGCTTACATCAGCGGCTTTTCGGTATCGGCAATCGGCGGCACGGCTGCGGTCGGACCAATTACAATCGCTGGTTTGGCTGGCGGTTCGCAGGTCTATCAGATGAATTCACTGGTCGCCGGCAATACACTGGCGGTCAATTTCACAAATCCAATTCCGGCAAGTGCGGTCAATACCAACATCACTATTACGACCACGGCGGACGGTACGGCCACGGCTGTCAACGTCAATTCATGGGGCTTCCGGCTGTAAATGCCCGTCGCGCTCCAACCAGATCAAGAAATGGCGGCTCACTGGAAAACCCAGATCGAGCAGTGCGACAAGGCGACCGACAAATGGCGCAAGCGCGCGGAGAAGATTTCCAAGAACTACCGGGACGACAGGGACGACCAGGACAAGGGCGTAGCAAAACGCCTCAACCTGTTCTGGTCCAATGTTCAAACCCTGAAACCCGTGATTTATTCCAAGACGCCGGTTCCGATTGTTGAGAGACGGTTTCTCGACAAAGACCCCGTAGGACGGACAGCCTCGACCATCCTTGAACGTGCCCTCCGATATGAAGTCTCGATGTCGGGCTTCGACGCCACCATGCGGCGGGCCAGAAACGACTACCTGATCCCCGGCCGTGGTCAGGTGTGGGTCAG